CGAACACATTGGTTACGAGGAAGTGTGACACTGGTTGCTCGTGCTTGAGCATCCCTTCAGTCATGTCGATGCGTATACTCATTTGCTTTCTCCTTGGTTGTTGACAGGGGTTAAAGAACTCGTTGCCACACCGAGATGACACGCTGGTTGTCCTCAAGGTCGTCTAAGGCATACGCCTGCGCCTCGCTGGAACTGAATGCGTTGTACTCAATAGGCTCACGGGTCACATACCCATCGCCCTCGGTCTCGATCACCACTAGGTACTCATTCATCATTTGCTTTCTCCTTCTTCAAAGTAATCGGTCAGCGCGTGGGCGCTGGCTACGGGTTCGTACATCTCTTCGCCGGAGCGGTAGATGTACACGACAACACCCCGCTCACTTGAGCGGATGTTGACCACGAAGTCCCCCGCTTCCACCCATGTGGCTTCTTCGGGTGGGCGTTCGCTGACTCTTGCCTTGGTTACTTTCATTTGCTTTCTCCTTGGTTAATAGTCTGCTTCATTCGTCCACCTCCAATGCGTCCAGAAAATCGAACTGCTCTGCCATCTCTTCGAGCGTGAGCATGTGTGCCTTCCAATCAAGAGCGTGCAAGTCAAGTTGCTTGTACGCTTGGTATGCGCCTTGCAGGTCTGCAAACGCACACTTGATGGTTGCGATCTGGTCTTCAGTCATTTGCTTTCTCCTTGCTTGAATAGCCGGGAACCGCCCGGCGTCGGTCGGGGAAGGTTTCTTCCCCAGATTCTTAATCTTTCTTGCTCTCATCCTTCCACAGGCTGGGGATGCGGTTGCTCGGACTGGATATGACAGCCTCGCTGTGTAGGTTGGCTAGCTCTAGTTGTTCGTCCTTGGTGAGGAGCATTCCCCAAGCACCGGGAAGGGGCGCGGCTTCGCCAAACAAAACATCCAATCGTTTCTGCGCGGCGCTTACTAACACGCGCTTGCTCTCGTAGAACTTGCGCAACTCGTCCGTCCTGAACTGGTGCTCGTAGTAGATGCCTTCCGGTGTCTCCAGTTTCTTCCTCGCGTTGCTGAACGCCGCCCGTGTCCGGTCAGCCTGAGTCCTGAGCTGGTTCACCAGCGTCTGGTACTTGGACACCCTCGCGGCCAGCTCCGGGTTGTCACGCAGAATCTCAGGGTGAAAGGTGTTCTTCACACTACTGCGGGCATTCTTCCTAGCCTGCGCCTGCTGGTTGGCCTTGCGACACGGGGCGCACAGATGTGACACGCGCTTTTGCGTAGTGTCCTCGCTCCACCCATAGGATCGCGCTCGGGCCGCAGACACAGAGGCAAGGAAGTCCTCGGTCGGCTTCACTTCCCGGCACTTGCGACACGCCTTCGATCCCGGCGGAGCAAAAGGCAACGGCCCAGCGCTAGCACGCACAGCCTTCATGTCCTGCGCATACCAACCATGCTCTTGAGCGGCGGCAATCAGGAGTTCCTTCAGCTTGGCGGTGCTGATCGACGCAGGATCGTGCTCGTGTTGGATGTGTTCGAGGGCATGTATCACGGCAATGTACGAAGCTTTGCGCTGGGGTGAACCCGTCTGCTTGCGGCTCTTGATGAGCAAAGCGAACGCTGAACTCATGGACAGGCGAGGCTTCTCTTCCCAGCGGAAGGTGGTTTTTTCAGGGTAGGTCTGCATGGTGACACGCTTGGTTGTGGAGGAAGCTCGATGGTAACACGGCTGGCGTCCGAAGTGTCCAGATATCCTTCGAGCTAGCAATCTGCTCGGAACCCGCATGGATACTGGGCCTGTGCACGGGTCACACATCAATCGGTGGCCGGGGCGGGAAACTATATAGCTTCAGTCCCTCCAAAACTTTATCGTGTTAGGTCTGCTTCTGTTACTTACACGCACAAAATAATAGGCATCCATATATATAAGTATTTCTAAAGATAGATAGATAGATGTGTGTGGTGGGCTGAACGCTAGGATTCATGCGGGTTTGCAGGCGATTGCTAGCCTGAAGGATTGTTGGACAGTTGGCATATGCGTTTTTTGCATGGTTCATAGGTGAAACGGGGAAGAAACCTTCCCCATGCTGCTCAGCACAGACCCATTTGGGTGGGGGCTTGCACTTGTTCGAGCCAGTCAATGAACCCATCCTCAGAGGCGAAGGTCAGGCTCACGCCATCGCGCACAGTGTCGCGCTCCCAGACATGGAAGATTTTGTACTGGGGCTTGGCCTTGCCTGCGGGGTAGTAGGTGTCGAGGCGGTAGTCCTTGCCGTGGATGCGCAGGATGCCGGTGTTTTCGAAGAGGGGACGGGTGTTGCGGTTCATGGTTGGTTCCTTTCAGGGGTTAGAGAACATCAATGATTCGTGCGATGGTGCGTTGCATTTCGAGAGCGAAGGTTTCATCGTCGTGGCGCACCTTCTCGCCCATGTCCTGCCCGAACTTGGTGGCGTAGTCGGTGCTCTCGATGTGGTTGCGCACTCCTTCGAGGCGCTTGCTCATGGTGACAATGATCTGGAAGACTTCGTCGCGGGGAAGGGTCAGGGTTACGGTGTTGGGCATGGGAACTCCTTTGGTTGGACAAGAAACAGAACAGCGGCCGGGCCTCGCGACCACGACCGCCGGGAAAAACTCGGGGAAGAAACCTTCCCGGATCACATGGCGGCCAGAAACTTGCGCTTCTGAGCAGGAGTCATCTTGGCAACCCATTCGAGCGCCTTGGCGACCGGATCAACCTTGCCCGAGCCATCGGCGGATTTCTCCGGGCGAACGATGTGGTAGGTGAACTTCATCCGGGCCGCGCTGTAGAGCTTGTGGTCGTCTGCCGTCCGGTCGTCGCGTGACTGGCCCATGATCTTCTTGGCATGCTTCGTGACCTTGGCAAGGTCGCTCTTAGGCTTGGACAAGTAGCCGATCAAGTAGTTCAGGATGAACTCCTCGCGCCGGGCAGTCTGCGTGGCTTTGTCTGCCGTGATGTACTCCTCGTGCCAGAGTTGCGAGGCTTCGAGAGTCAGGCGTTGATGCGCACCAAGCGAGTGAGCGAAGGTGGCAAAGGTGAGGGTGATGTGCTTAGCCATGTGGTTCTCCTAGATGTGGGGAAGGTTTCTTCCCGGGGTTGAATATCGGCAGGGCTCATTCCCTAGCCGATGCCTCTATTATTCGGAAGGGGGTCTGGAGATCGAGAAGCCGAAGCTCCCTGCGGCAACCCCACCGGGGGGTGACCCCCCATATTTGGCAGGCCATGGTCGCTCCGGCATAAACACTATTCCGTAACCACACAACAAATTCCTGTAATACTTAATACCCCCACCCCAATTTTTTATAAAAATTTCACATAACCTTTGTCAAACTCTAGACAACTACAGGCAAAAAAAGGCCCCAGCGCGAACTGGGGCCTAAACAGGCAAGGGCGAAATGACTTCCCTTCCCGAGGAGAAGCAGATGACTTGCGACAACTGCTAACTAGAGTGTATAGTGCGCCACATCGGTAAGCAAGGCTTAACGCCTAAATCCGCACATGCTTGAACACTTGATCAGCGACGATCTGGACCCTGTTATCTCAGGAGTCCCACCAACTGGCTTCACGCCCTTGGGGAAAGCCGACCCCGCCGCACTGATCGACGCTCAAGCAGAGACCTCACAGTGGTTGGAAGAACTGGGCCTCACCCAGAAAGACGTTCAGGACCAAGCGTCTACAACCGCCGCCCGGGCAGCCTTCACCGCCATTACAACCGGAACCACGCCCGGTAACGTCCAAAACGCCCTGATCTCTATGAAGACGCCCGTCGCTGTGCAGCGGCTGGTGGGGATGCTAACGGCCTATGACTGGGAATTTGTACAGCAGGCTAAGGAGCTGCGCGGCTACACGGTCGCCAAACTGCTGGAAGAGACGGAAAACCCCAACGCCAACATCCGGCTCAAGGCTCTGGGCCTCTTGGGCAAGGTCACGGAGGTGGGTCTCTTCACGGAAAAAGTCGAGATCAAGGCTGCGCCTGCTTCCGACGCTGAGCTAGACGCCCGGATCAAGGACAAGCTCGACAAGTTCATGGGGATTGTGGACGTGCTGGAGATCAGCAAAGAGCCAGCCGACGATGCAACGCTCAAAGAGAGCCCAGCAGAGTGACCAGCCTATCCAAGCAAGAGCTTGAAGCGCTGCAAAAGGCGCTGCCGCACATGAGTGCGCAGGAGAAAGCTGAGCTTCTCCAAGATTTGGAGGAGCGTGAGAAGCGAACCCGCTTAGCAGCCGCCCAAGAGAACATGCTGGGGTTCGCCACAGCGGTCTATCCGGGGTTCAAGATCGGCCCGCACCACCGCAAACTGGCCAAAATCTTCACGGACGTGATCGAGGGACGCAAAAAACGCGTCATCATCAACATCGCACCCCGTATGGGCAAGTCGGAGTTCAGCTCCTACCTGTTCCCGGCCTATTTTCTAGGTAAATACCCTAATAAGAAGATCATCATGGGCACGCACACGGCGGGCCTGTCCGAAGATTTTGGTCGGCGCATCAGGAACTTGCTCGATGGTGACGAATATAAAGAGGTCTTTCCAGCCACAGTGGTTGCAGATGACCAGAAGGCCGCTGGTAAATGGTCCACTTCTGCTGGAGGGCAGTACTATGCGGCGGGTGTCGGTGGTGCTCTTGCTGGTCGTGGCGCTGACCTATTTGTTATTGATGATCCTCACTCTGAGCAGGACGTAAAGACCAACAGCCGGCTCGCTTTCGACACTGCATGGTCGTGGTTCCAGACAGGTCCGTTGCAGCGCTTGATGCCGGGCGGGGCAATCATCATTATCATGACGCGCTGGTCCCTGCTGGACCTCACAGGACGGCTGATCGACTACCAGATCAAAAACCCAGAGTCGATTCCGTGGGAAATCGTCGAGTTGCCGGCTATCCTCAACGAAAACACGCCCGACGAGAAGAGTCTCTGGCCTGAGCAGTGGCCCCTCGACTCGCTCAAAGCCACAAAAGCGTCACTCGACCCCCGGTACTGGAACGCCCAGTACATGCAGCAGCCCACCTCAGAGAACTCAGCCATCGTCTCGCGCAAGCACTGGCGCATCTGGCAAGGTGAGGACCCACCAACTTGTGAATACGTGATCCAGTCGTGGGATACGGCGTTTGAGACCAAGAACAGCGCTGACTACTCAGCCTGCACGACGTGGGGCGTGTTCTATAACGAGGAAGAGGGCCACAGCCCGCAGGTGATCCTGCTCGACGCCTTCAAAGACCGGATGGCCTTCCCGGAACTCAAGGAAACGGCACTCAAGCACTACAAAGAGTGGGACCCAGACGCGTTCATTGTGGAAAAGAAGGCTGCTGGCGCTCCGCTCATCCAAGAGCTGCGCAACATGGGCATCCCCGTTCAGGAGTTTTCACCGAGCCGGGGAAATGACAAAATGGTGCGTCTCAACGCCGTGGCGGACCTGTTCACCTCGGGCAAAGTTTGGGCACCGGACACGCGCTGGGCGCGTGAAGTGATTGAGGAAGTAGCGTCCTTCCCTGTTGGCGAGCACGACGACTTTGTGGACACGACCACGCAGGCTCTTCTGCGCTACAGACAGGGCGGGTTCATCAGTCTGGACTCGGATGAGAAAGAAGATCGCTTCTTCCAGCGCCGCAAGGCAGCATACTATTAAGGAAACCCATGGCTACCAACATCGACAAAGCCCTTTTCCAGTCACCGCAAGGGCTGGAGTCCGAAGCGGACGGCATGGAGGGCATCGAGATTGAGATCATCGATCCGGAAGAGGTCAACATCCACGCAGGTGACCTAGAGATCAGCATCGAGCCGGGCGAGCCAAGCATCGACAACTTCGACGCTAACTTGGCGGAGTTTCTTCCCGAGAGTTTCATCACCACGATGGCCAGTGAACTGGCGTCCGACATCGACAACGACCGCAACAGCCGCAAGGACTGGGAGAAGGCGTATGTCACCGGCTTGAAGCTTCTCGGACTCCAAATAGAGGAAAGAACTGAACCGTGGGATGGCGCGTCGGGGGTGTTCCACCCAATGATCACCGAGGCTGTGGTGCGCTTCCAGAGCGAGACCATCACGGAAACCTTCCCGGCACAGGGCCCGGTCAAGACCAAGATCGTCGGTCGGCAAACGCCCAAGAAGCAAGAAGCGGCTGTCCGTGTGCAAGACGACATGAACTTGCAACTCACGGAGAAGATGCACGAGTTCCGGCCTGAGCATGAGCGCATGCTGTGGAGCCTGCCGGCCACGGGCTCTGCATTCAAGAAGGTGTACTTCGACCCGAATCTGGGCCGGCAAGTGTCGATCTTCATCCCCGCCGAGGACATCCTGCTGCCCTACGGCACCTCGGACATTCAGACTTGCTACCGCGTCTCGCACCAGATGCGCAAGACTGAGGACGAGATCAAGAAACTGCAACTGGCTGGGTTCTACTGCGACGTGGAGATCGGCCAGCCCGACAAAGCCATCGACGAGATCAACAAGGCCAAGGACAAAGAGACTGGCTTTACCGATCTGAACGACGACCGGTTCCACCTGATCGAGAGCCATGTTGACCTGTGCATCCCCGAGGACCCGCTGTGCATCCGGGGCGAGGACGGTGAGCCTGCTGGCATCACGCTGCCCTATGTGGTGACGTTCATCCGTGGCACGAACACCGTGCTGGCCATCCGGCGCAACTGGAAGGAAGATGACGATCTGCATCTGAAGCGCCAGCACTTCGTGCACTACCAGTACATCCCCGGCTTTGGGGCGTACGGCTTCGGCCTCTTCCACCTGATCGGCGGCTTTGCCAACAGCGCCACTTCTCTGATGCGTCAGCTCATCGACGCAGGTACCCTCAGCAACTTGCCGGGCGGTCTGAAGAGCCGAGGCTTGCGGATCAAGGGCGACGACACGCCGATTGCTCCCGGAGAGTTCCGCGACGTGGATATTGGCTCGGGCGTTTTGCGGGACAACATCCTGCCGCTCCCATACAAAGAACCCAGCGCGACGCTGTACAACCTGCTCAACACCATCGTCGAGGAAGGCCGCAGGTTTGCAGCCACTGCGGATATGCAGGTCTCCGACATGTCCGCGCAGGCTCCCGTGGGTACCACGCTGGCGCTGCTGGAGCGTCAACTTAAGGTCATGACGGCGGTCCAAGCCCGGGTGCACTTCGCACTCAAGCAAGAACTGCAACTGCTGCGCGACATCATCCGCGACTACACGGACGAGGAGTACAGCTACGACCCGGACACCGAGGACGACGCGCCGCGTCGGGTGAAGAAGTCCGACTACGACATGGTGGAGGTCATCCCCGTGTCGGACCCCAACGCTGCGACGATGAGCCAGCGGCTGGTGCAGTACCA